CTCGGATTTCCCCTTTTTTTAGCCTGTTTTCCCCTTTTTTAATTAAGTAGGGGAGGGGTTTAACTTTATTTATTAAACAAGAACTAAACAGCAGTTGTTGTAGTCATCTTCTAATCTACAAGCACTTAGTTCTTCATCTTTTCCATTGATTGTAGCTAAAACTTTATTGTATCCTTCTGCAAAACCATCTATTATAGATGACTTGATAGAGAAGTCAACTTCTTTATAAACTTTAACAAAATCTTTTAATATATATTCAAAAGAGTTATCGACTAAAACTCTAAAACCTTCATACTGACCATTTTTATCTTCATCAACTTCAAAAGCATCATTTACATTTGCCTTTACAAAGTCATTATTTTCAACTAAATAAATCCTTCCTCTTTCAGAATTATCCCCATATTCTATTACTTGCATTGCTTTTAATTCCATTTTAACTTCACTCCTTTTTTTACCAATCTATGTTAATATTATAGACCTTTTGCTTTTTCATTATAACATAGATTATTAAAACCTGTTTACTTTTTATTTAGCATAAACAAAAAAGAGGATTTATGAACCTCTTTTTTGATAGTTTTTCATGAAACTTAATCCTTTTTCCTTATCTTTATTATACCATATTTTACTAAATAAGTAAATTATTTTTTTACTTAGTTGAAGGATTTCCAGTCTTAGCGTCAGATTTAGCTTGTAATGATTTTATTTCATTATTTACATTTTCAACTGGTTGACCATCAGAGTTTACCGTATTGTTTAAAATATTCTTTCTAAGGTTTTCTTTGGCATCTTCTCTTAGTCTTTCTATCTCTTCATCTACATTGTCTATGAAAGGAACTCTTTCAAGTAATGTTCTTGTAGAAACAAAGTTAGCATATAGGTTAAGTGCTTCGCCTGTATATTTCTCATCTATTGGTAGAGAACGGTTAAACTGTAATCCTATATCATCTATATCAAAATCTATTCCTTTAACAGAAGTAGAAGTAGATAATATTAAAAACATTCTTCTTAAAAATCTTCTTAAAAAGATTGTCTTTTGCTTAGCTCTATTCTCTAGCATTATTAGCTTCCACATTCTACTCTCACCAGATTCAGATGAGTCATTGAACTTTTCCATGTCAATCGTTTTAGAAAGTCTATATATGTTTTCTAGAAGCATTTTTCTTTGTGTATCAACTGCCACTACATCCATATTCTTTGTAAGAAAACTTACATCTGAGTTATCAGGTATTTGGAAAGCTCCAGTCTTTAAGATTTTTTCATAATCTTCTTCTTTTAGAGTAGCATTTTTAAATACCATATAAGCATTTCTAAACTCATTTATCTCATCTTGGTGATTGGAAACTATTTCATTTAAAGCATCTATTTGAGCTTCAACCTTAGCAAAATCAGGCATCTTAGATTTTTTGTTATACATATTGATAACTGGCATCATACCGAATAGGTGAGGTTCAACTGATTCTAATTGCCACCCTTCACCTTTGAAAGTGTAGATGTTAGTGTCATCAAAGAACTCGCACACTTCAACTTCATCTTCATTATCGTCTAGTTCCACATAAAACCTAAATGCAAAAACAGCATTGCCTTTTTCATCATCTAATGTGATTGTAGAAGCAGGGTGTAGGTTTATTGCACTATATTCTCCATGTTCATCAACATATAAAAGTCTATAAGCACGACCACAAGATAGTAGGTCAGTTAAAGATTCTTGGTTAAGAGAGTCTAGTTCAGCATATTCAGCAAACTCATTGATGAAAGTTTCTATGCTTTCATCTGTATGTCTATAATCAACAGGGATTCCTGTTATATAGTCTACAAGTTGGTCTACTATTTCAGCTCTATAATCAAAAGATATTTTAGCATTTGATTTTAATTTATTAATAACTTTCTTTTGATATATAGGTATATCTCTATTGTTGTATTTTCTTAAGTTATGTTCTATGTATTTAATTTCATGATGGCATCTACTTCTTAATAAATCTATTTCATCTTCAGAAGGGATTACCGTCTTTTTTAATCTTCTAAGTAAATAATTTTTATACATATCCGCAGTTGGGTGTAGCATTATTATTCCCCTTTCTCATTTAATTTATACTTTATCTTAACACTTAATTTATAAAAAAAAGATAGAGGGGATTTTTACAAAATAGTCATATTTCATAGTCTTAAATGAATAGAATGAAGTATCTGATTCATCGATTACTTCATTAATCATCTAAAACTATGTAAAAAATAAAAAAGGGGAGGGTAGAACCTCCTCTTTTTAATAATCTGTTTTAGCTTTCCATATTTTACCATAGTTAGAATGAGTTGAATGATATCCTATATCAACACTATTAGAATAAACACTTTCTAATTCAACTCCAGAAGGTAGGTATCCAAAATATGCTTCAGCTATTGCAGACCAAGCACCATCTTGATATACATAACCTTGAACATAACTAGCTTTTGTTGCAAAGTATAGTATATTTGTTGAAGGATTAAAGCAAGGATATCCACTGCTTGAAACTTTAGAATAAACAACTCTATCAAGTCCATCCTTATCTCTATATCTTATCTTAGAGTGTAGAGCATCACCAAAAGGATTGGCTGGCTCACTATCAAATATATCAGGAACTAGACCTTCAACTTCAAATAATTCATTTAATTGATTAACTAATACTTGAAGAGTAGAGGCTTCATCAACCTCTACATTGTTATCAAGTAATAATTGAACTAAATTAAGTCTTATAGTTTCATTAGCTTCTTTTATTTCTTTTACCTTAGAGACTACTTCAGATAAAGTAGCCCCTTCCAGTAATTCATCTATTATTATATCCATAGTTATATCCCCCTTATTATGTCGTTTAAGTCATTGATAAGCTCAGTTTTTGGAGCACCTAGCATAGCATTTATCATCTCTTCAACAGCAGTAGTTGTAGTGTAATTAGATAAATCAACTGCATTATTAGTCCATTCACTACCTATCATTCTCTTATAAGTCTCACCAGTAGATGTTTCAACTATTTGCTCTATATAATCACCAGAATTAACAACTTTTAATATACCTTTTAAATCTCCAGTTATTGAAGTAGTTTCACCAGTTTCTTCATCAACTATATCAACCATTACAGGGCTATTAGCTATTTCATTACCTTGTTTGATGTCTATATTGTAATGTCCTGTTGTAGTAGCTTTATCAAAATCAACTATATATGCTTCTTGAGATACTCCAGTTTCAGCTTCTTTTAATATTGTAGTTTTATCAAATACTGATGTTGAAGTAGCTTTACAGATTGGAAGAGTATTTTTAAATACTTTTATATTAGTTTTCAATCCATAAACATAATTACTACTAGAACTAGTAAGCATACTCCAAGCTCCATTTTTATATTCATATACATATGTATAGTGTCCTGATGCTATAGAACCTATATAAGCTCTAGTGTCATCATAATCGCAATAATAGAACATATCATCAGCGTGTTCTCTTAATATATATATTCTGTATAAATATCCATAGTTCCCCGCTTTAAAGTCCATATATTGACTTAAGTCATTATGAGTGTTAGGCACAGGGCATTCATCATATATCTCTTTATATTCACCATAAGTATCTGATGAGCCTGCTTTTATAGTGTTTATAGTATTTGCTTTCGCAAAAGCATCTGTATTAAGAGTAGTCCATTCTTCACCTGTTTTTCTAGTAAAAGTCATACCTTCTATTGTTATCTCTTGTAGAGATTCTTTTTCTTGTTTTCTAACAGTAAGAACAGTATTTAAATCTTTAGTTAATTGTATTTTAGGAGCATTCTGTAATGTTTTGTAATCATTAACCGAAACATCTACTAGATATTCTCCTTCTTCAGTAGCATTATCGAAGTTAGATATAGGAGCACTTGTAGTAGCTTCTCTATATATAGCTGTCTTATCTCTGTCATCATAGATTGGCAAATCGTGATGATAAAGGTCAAAAGTTCTTCTTTCTACATATATAGCAGGCAATGATGCTTGAGTGCTCCAAATAGTATTTCCTTCTACTTTTTCAAAAGAGCTTAGTGTTTTATATGAACCAGCTATATAATTTCCATATATATATGCTTCATTACTACTAACATTTTTATATAAGAATGAATCATAACTTTTATTTTTATATATATAATCAACTCTATAAACATTTTTGCTGGAAGAATTATAGTATCTATACATTAATTTTCCTATATATTCAGAGCCTTCTACAATCGGTGGTTCTGGAACGCTATCAAATACTCCAGTAGGTATAGAGGCAACTTTTATACCAGCTCCTATAACTCCATTAAAAGTATTATCTTTTGCTATTGCTTCATCTATCATTACAGACACTTTTTCACTATCAGGCACATAGCTCCACTCGCTCCAAGCAGTAGTATAATTTCTTATATAAACTTCATTAGATGTAGTAGTAAGCCTTTGAGTTATACCAGCTTCAGTTTTTATAACTTCTAAACTTCCTTTTATCTCTGTATCTATTGGAGCATTACCTATTCCAACTCCATTTACATTATAGAATCCAAAATAAGTAGCGTTGTCAAAAGAGTTTATAGTTCTTATGCTATCAGAACCATCAGCTTTTCTTACTATAGTATTTTTATCATATGCTGTAGAACTAGTTCCTTTACATATATCAGTAGAGCAATAGAATATTTCATACTGTCCTATATAACCTATAGACACATACAGATAAGAGCTTGAATAAGTTTTCCATTCTCCATCTTCATATATATATCTTTCTACATATGATACAGATGGTGCTATCATTCCTATTGTTGAGTTATTGCTACTATTGTCGTATCTATAAAACATTGCATCTTTTATGTAATTATAGAATCTATAATATTTTCCATTTCTATCTTTAAAATCTATCTGACCATAAACCTTTTTATGATTGTTAGGTTGAGGGCAACTAGCATATATATCTTCTACCTCGCTATAAACAACAGCTTCAGAACCTTCTATATTGGCTATAACATTCTTTTTAATTAGATTAGAAGTGTCTTGACTCAACCAACTCTCGCCTATTTTTCTAGTATATACTACACCTTCTATAGCTATCTCTTGATAAGCATTATCACCACTTCCATATGTATGAAGAACAGTTTCTAAATCTTTTGCTATCTTTATAGCTGGTAATCCTTGAACTTCAGAATATCTACTTTTTTCTATATCAACTAAATATTTTCCTTCTTTGTTAGCATTATTCGCATTTCCTATGAACTCGCTAGCAGAAGATTCTCTATATATATCAGTTTTATTAGTGTCTGTATATATTGGCATATCGTTATGATATATTCTTGTATTCCAATAATCATAAAATGAGCCAGCAATACCACTTTTTTCACTCCAAGTTCCATTAAAGTTAGTCTTTTCAAATATTCTTGCTGTGTTAGTCGAAGTAGAAGATGAGGTGTTGTAAAATGTGTATGCATAAGAAGCTCCATTTGCATGTGTAGTCGCATTAGCATATATAAAAGGATAATAATTTTTAACAGGGTTATTATATAAATACACAACTCTATATATCGTATCTCCACTAGAAACCGTTGAATACATTATTTTACCTATATATTCACAACCTTCTACTGGCTCAGGCATTTCAGGCATATCATTAAATGCTCCATCTATATCTCCAGCAACTCTTACACTAGGAGCTATTGTCCCCTTATAACCTTCTTGAGGAACATTTTCTATTACATTTTGTAATTCTTCTTTAGTAGCAAGAGGTTTTATGGCTTCATTAACATATTCTTCAGAAGCAAGACCTTCTACAGCTGGTATCATCTCTATTATCTCATTAGCTTTAGCTTCTAACTCTTCTTTAGTTGCTAGTGGAGTTATAGCTTCATTTAACTCTTCTTTAGTCGCATATATAGATAAATCAATAGCATCTAAAGCTTCATTTACTAATACTAAAGATTCCTCTAACGCTAATAATCGAGCATCAATTTCATCGTGATTACCTCCACGCTCATTTATGAACCTTTGAACCACCTCTTCATAATGCTTCGCTAATTCAATTAAACGGCGTAGTTCGACAATTCTCACATCTGATTCTGTGTGAAGATAATCAAGTGTCTCACTATTTTCAGAAGCTAATTTATTTTGATTTATCAAAGTATTACATAGGCTTCTCATCTCATTTAAATCATTTAAGACTGGTCTTATTTCAGCCATTTTAGCATCAGTAGATTCAAATATATCATTGAAGTTTTCTCTTATATTTTCAGCTCTTTCTTCGCTATTAGCTAGTCTATCAGCTACAGCTTCTTCTAATTCATCTATGGCATCTATCATATTTTGAAGGTTCTCTGCCTTTAAACTACCTAGACTATTGATTTCAGATTTATAATTTTCAGCTAATTGTGTGAAGTCATTTTTAAGATTAATTTCAGCATTCATAACTTCATTTACTAGCTCTTCAGCTCTAGTATTCATTTCATCAATAGAATTGTTTTTAAGAGTATTAATTTCTTCTTTTCCAACATTAACTCTTGTAGCAATCTCAGTCCTATGAGTCTGTAATTCAACCCTTGTTTGTTCAAGCAACTCCTCGGCATCTCCTTTTGTAATACCTAAAATTGATTGGATTTCTTCTAGCTTAGAGTCTGCTGTAATTCCTATAGCTTCTAACTTAGAAGCACTTAATTCATTAATTTCTTCTTTTCTTTCTCTAGCATAAGAATTTAATTCACTCGCTTCATTAGCACCAGCTCTTTCAACTGATAATACAGCACTATCTTTCGCACTAGATATTCTACTAAGACCATCAGATATGTCCATTTCTAATTCAGCAACCATATCAACTATTTCTTGCCCTTCTTCTCTTATTCTTTGAAGTTTTTCACTAGATAATGTGTTTATCTCTGATTTTCCTGTTGATATAGCAGTGTTTATTTGATTAAGACCAGTATCTATATTGCCTTGTAGGTTTGCAGCCATATTAGATATATGCTCACCAGCTTCATTAACTCTTTCTATTTGCTCATTAGCTTTTAACCTTATATTAGTTTGTTCTTCGCTCGAAACAGCCTCTAAGTTATCTTGCTCTTCAGCAGATTTCTCCTGAACTTCCCATAAAGATTGAACTGTTTGTGCTTGTAATCTTTTCTCTGCTAAATCAATAGCTTCTTCAAGCATTTCTATTCCGCCATCTTTAAGATTGCCGATATTTTCTAATATTTCTGCTTCTTTTTCACCCATATTAGCAAGAGCATTATCTTTTGCTTGTGTCATTTCAGCTATAGCATCATTTTTTGTAGCTGATATTTCTAATAATTTTTCATCAGTATAAGAATCTAGTTCTTCTTTACTTTCATCTCTAGCTACATGTATATCATGCACAGCCTCTTCTCTCGCATCCTCAATTAAGTTTGTAGCGTTTTCAGATAACTCCGAGATGTTTTGTATAGCTTCATTGCCAAGAACTGTTATACCTTCGATAGAAGTGTCTATTAACTTAGTTAATTTATCTTCTTTTTCTTTTAATTCTTCAAGATAAGCTTCACCTAATGATGTTATTTTAAAGCCATACTCTTCACAAAGACCAGTTATCTTAGCTAAATAATCTTTAGCACCAAAATCTATATTAGCCACTACTTCATCTATAGCATTTTGTAATAATTCAGACTTTTCAACCACAAAATTATTAAACTCTTCTATTTTAAGAAGACCTTCTGCTATTTGTGTTTTTAATAGTTCTATATCTAGCTTTGATTGAGCTATGAACTTTTCTAATTCACCAACTATGTATATATCATCAACAGCAGTTATAGCCTTTTCAACATCACCTATTCTATCTTCAACCTCAAATAAGATAGGATTAGTTGCTATTACAACAGAAGTTTCTTCTGGGTCTTGTATCTCAAGTTCCATATAGCAAAGTCCAGATACATTAGTAGCACTGTTTTTTAATAATACTTGGAACTCATTTTCAGATATTATCTCAATATCATCTTTTTGCATTAATAGAGAACCATCAGATTTCCTTACATATGCTCTTATTACTTGGTTATCAAGTCTTAATACCTTACCATGCTCGAACATACACACATTAAGTCTTAATGAATCTCCATTTCTAACCGTAAACTCTCTATTGAATACAGGAGCTTTTGCGACATCTATATTTAACAAAATCTCTCTTCTCATTCAATCATCTCCTTTATAAAAAATGTGCCCCTAAAACAGGGACACTTTTATTTTACTATCTATTCAGTTAAAAACTGATACATAGACTAGAATGGTGTATCATCATCTATTAATGCAACTTCTTCAACCTTAGAAGTAGCAGTATTTCCGACAAACTCTACTCTTTGAGCTTTTATTTTAGTGAAGTATTTATCACCAACTTTATCTATATTTAATTGACCCTCAACAATTAATTGTTTTCCTTTTACTAAGTGAGGGTAAAGTTTAGTTAAATCTTTTCCAATCTGCTCAATATTTATAAAATCAGTTATTTTTTCGCCATTTTTATCTTTGTAATCTCTATCTATAGCTATTGTATACTTCAAAACATTAGTTCCTTGTATGTTCTTTAAAACTTGCAGTTCAGCATCCTTAATAAGACGCCCGCACATAATACACTTATTCATTCTATTCTTCCTCCTCTATATCACAACAATTATAACAATAATCATTCTCTGTTAATTCTAATAAAGATTTTACTATAATTTCTCTCAAATATTGAGGGGTTTTGTCTAAACTTGGATTAATTTCTAGTTTATTTTTGCACTTTTTGCATTTATATGTTATTCGCATTGACCACTCACCTCAACTATTATATAATCTTCAGCCAGTATATCAGTCTGGCTTGCTACCCAAGGCACTCTACCTTTAACAGCGCCCTTATTAAAGCTTTGTAGGTTAGTAGTATCTATATAAATATACTCCTGTGTCATAAAAGAGTTTTTATCAGGCTTTTGTAGTCTAAGACATATATTTCTACCGTTCCAACCTCTTCTTGCAACAGCATGACCATTTTTTAAAAACTTAATAGCTTCTCCTATACCAAAAGTGGTTATATTAGGAGAGTATATCTTTGTAGGTTTATTTCTCATTAATATTTTTCCTCCATATTAGCATGTGGTCTATGAACTGGTTTAACATTGAAATCTCTTACAGAATATGCATATCTGAGAGCATCGACAATGTGGCAAAAACCGTTATCTAGCGGTTCATCAATATATTCACCAGTATCTTTATCTTGCTTATAAGAGTAGTTTTCAAACTCCTCTATTGTATGAATACAGCTTGGGTCAACGATTATTCTAAAGTCGTTTAAGTATCTTATACCATCCATTATAGAACCATGACCTTTTTGAGCTGCTTGTATATCAACGCCTTGGTCGTATAATTCTCTAATAGTTCCAGGCTCAGCAGAGTCGGCTAATATTTTCTTCCTAAACATACCTTCTCTCCTTAAAAGTTCTGGCATATCAGATACTTTTAATTCTCTCTCATAGATTTCCTTGTAGATATAAATAATACGGTTCTCTATATCACACTTAGTGAAAATGAAAGTAGTCGGGTCCGACCATCCCCAGTCTGCACCATTCTTATCTTGTAGTTTACCATTTCTCTCTAGCTCCCACAAATCTATAGGGGACACCTCAAAATCCTCAATTACAAGCTTTCCAAGGGATGCGAACTTCCCTAAGGCGTATATGTCGTATTTCTTGGGATTTCGCTTCTTGTAATCTTCAAGAACTTTTGTGAAAGATTCAGGTAAAAATGGATTATCTAGATAATTTGTATGAACTATTCTATTTCTAGGGTCTGCTTGAAAATCTTTACCATTTCCATTCGGGTCAAAAAACTCTTTATAGACAAAATTCGCCTTTGAAACTGGGTTAAATGATAATAATATTTGTTGAGATTGCCCAGGTAGTAGGTGGTCTGGGGCTCTTCTACGGTTAAGTAGCTGGTCGTATATATCTTTTGATATATCACTAGCTTCTTCTACCCAAATTAAAGAGATTTGGTTTATCGATTTGATTTTTGCTTCATCATCCAGTGGTAAGAAAAGGATTTCTGCACCATTAGGAAGCACCATAGTTCTTGCTGTTCTATTTATTTTTGTATATTTAAGTATTCCTAACATCTCTAATTGATGCTCAATGTCCTTCCAGACACTATTCATAATAGTAGAACCGAACTTCCTACACACCATACAGCGTCGAGGCTTCCTAGAAGGAGCCATCAGTGTTAATAATACTTTTAATGCTAGCATATAAGATTTACCACTTCCAGCTCCTCCCCAGCATACTATAACCTCGGATTTGAAGTCATTTAAGACATCGTGGTAGGCAGGAAGAACTTTGCTTTTAGGAACTTTAACCTTAATTACTTGTTCTGATTTTTTATTTCTATCAAGGGGGTTATAGAACCTAGTATTTCTTAATCCTGTCATAAATCCTCCTACACTTCAAAATAATCATCAGAGTCATCTATACCAAACTCATCTAATAATTCATCATTTTCTTCACCATATATAACAGTTTCAACCTTCATCGTATGATTAACTTCAACTTTGTCCATACCATGATATTTACCCATTTGAGCCAATGCTTTTAATTGGTCATTAGTTGATATTGTATAAGGAATAACTGAGCCATTTTGTAAAACCATATAATCTTGCTGCTCTCTTCTAGCAATCTTTGAAGTATACTCTAAGACTTCCTTTTGGCTCATTATATTAATCATGTCTAACTCTTCTTGCTTTATAGATATGTATTCTTGAACTTCTTTTTTCTTCTTGATTCTAGAACCACTCTTTTTAGCAGTAGATTCAGTATAGCCAGCAGAAATCAATGCTTGTGTCCAGTTAAAACCATTAATAAAGTATTCATTGACGGCTTGTCTTTCTTTATCAGTAAGACCTGTTTGCTTTGCCATTACAATAACCTCCTTTTGTTTTTTGATTCAAAAATGCATCACTTTTGATACATATTTGAGCCATTTTGTTATATTTTATAATAAATTGCATATAATATTAATAGGTAGAAAAGTAATTAGAACTGTTCAAATTGCTTGAAATGTGGTAAAATAAAGGAGAGAAGGAGTGATGAATAAAATGAAGGCAACAATGTTGATTGATATTTTCAAAATAGATAAGGTGAAGAAAGAGATGGTTTTATTTAAAGAGCCTTTCATGAGAGATACAATAATAAAATTAGATGACAATAAATTAGATGAGATAATGAGTAGATACCATTATTTTAAATACAAAGAGAACTCAGAAGAAGCTATATTCGGTCAAGATATGTTAGATGAGTCTAATATGAGTTATCATATAAGAAAGAGATTTAAAGCAGAATACGCTTGTTATTATTAATAAGCCCTTTCTAAAAACAAAAGGGGCTTATTTTTTTTATGTTTTATTAGGTTGACATAATTTAATTATTTAAGCCTTTTTAGGTGATTCAGATTTGATTCATTTTTGATGCATTTTTGATTCAGATTTGATGCAAAAATACCAACTTTGTTAAAAATATGAATATCGTATACCATGATTTCACATAGCACCCGCTATGTTGCCACTTGTTATACACTTTTTCGCCTATTTTTTGGTAAAAATCATTAAATTGTCAGAATATTCATTACAATGAAGCTATTTTTTAACTTAATTTTCCAAGCGAAAAATATATTTTCAAAAAATTGTAATTATGATACAATAATACCATAGATACATTTTGGAGGTAAAAAATGGCTATAAGGAAAACTAAAGAGGAAGTTGAAAAAATAATAGAAGAAAATTATTCCAGATATGATGAAGAAGCAAAAAATAGAATAAGAAAACTTCTATTAACACCAATGAAGGAAGCTACACATGAAACTACTATGGAACAAAATGCAAAAATAGCAAAAGCAATTGATAATTGTCCTTGTTGTAAAAGCAGAAGTAGTTTCGCTAGAAACTACATGAATAGCAATTCCCAAGACTTATATAGGAAGTTAAAAGGAATTAGAAGGTTTACTGTTAGCGATATAAATATTATTGAACAGCATTTTGATATTGTATTGAGATAATATTGAATGCTATTACAAAAGAATTGTGGAGGATTATATTATGAAGAATAAAGAATTACATTATTGTGAAAAATGTGAAGAAGCTAAATTATTTGAAGAAGTAAATAGAGAGCTTCATGGAGTTTTAACAGGGTATGATGGAGATAGACCATATGAATATAAATCTTCAGTAGTAGAGTTTGAATGTCCAACTTGCAAAAGTAAATACGATGTCTTTATTGAAGAAAGAATAAATTAAAAAGAAAGAGAGCTTAGTATAAACTAGGCTCTTTTATTATAAAACTCTTCTAATAGTATTTTCTTAAAATTATTTTTAGATAATCTATAGGTCATCCCTGCCCTTTTCACTTTATTATTAAAATCAAAGTTTTTAATAAACTCTAAAAGGTCTCTATTTTCTGTCTTAATCCATAATTGAGTTACGGTTTGCTCTGGCTCCCTTACCTTAATCGTTCCAAAAGATGATAAACATAAATCAGGCTTAAAATTAGGCTTTACATACCCTCTATCATATAATCCAACTAAAACTTCATCAGGAAGCTCATACACAACTCTTTTATTTAAACATAATCTATTCTCCATCTTTAACTCCATAAAACTCTTCTAATATTATCTTCTTGAAATCAGTAATAGCTAATTCATAATTAGGAGCATTATTTCTTAAACTCCTAAAGTTATAAGATTCGATAAAGTTTATTAAATTAAGATTATCAGTTTTAATCCATAGCTCTTTTAAATGACTCTTCTTTTCACATTTCTCTCCTAGATTTCTTCCCCACTGTACTATACATATATCAGGCTCAAAATCTATATTTGAGTAATTTCTTTTATATGATTTAATCAGTATATTCTTATCAGGAAGCTCATAAGTTATCTTTTTGTTTAAACATAATCTATTCTCCATACTTTTCTCTCCACGCTTCTATACTCTTGAAGGGGCGACGGTATATATTAAAACAGCAATGTAAATACCTATCAGTAAACCAAGTCTTGCCTAAATCAACACTCTTAACTAAATCAAAGTAATACATACTATTAGTGTTATCTAACTGTGATATTGGTTGTATAAAAGCTATTACATCAGCTGTTCCTACTGCTTTATTGTAGAACTTACGGCTTAAATTATTACTTCTTCCGAAGGGTGGATTAAATCCTATAAGTCTACCTGGTTTATAATCTAATTCTAATTCTAAAAAGTCTTGTTCTACTACTTCATCATGTTCTGGTAATATATCATAAGCCTTCCATTCAATACCTGTTTCTTTTATTTTTTCAATCCAAGCACCAGCTCCAGCACTTGATTCAATTATCTCTGTTATATTATTAAAATCTATTGTTTCTTTTAAAATACTCCAACATTTTTCAACTACTTCATCAGAAGTATAATATTTATCATTTAATATCTTGCTAATACAAAACACTCCCTCTCATTTATGTTAAAGAGAGTATATAACATTTAATTCATAATTCTAATACTTTCAATCAGACATTTGTGGTATAAAGCGATAGTTGATGAGCATATTACTGGGTTTCAAGAGACCCCTAATTAGAAAATTGGAAAAAATCTAAATGGTAATACCTAATACTCTAACACTTCAAAAATCAAGGGTAGGGGGGTGTCCTCACTCCCTCTAAGCTTCACTAACTCATCATAATATCAACATTTATTCATATTTATTTATATTTATTATTTAATAATAAAAACAAATAAAAAAAGATGAGTAATTATTCCTCATCTCTCCAGTAATATTTTCCATTCTTATCTACTTGAATAAAATCAGTATCATCTTTTTTTGCAATATTTTATTTAAAAATGGGGGTAAGTTTTATTGTTTTATTTTTATTAAAACATTTATTATACAATACTTTAATATATTTTATTTATATTATTTTTTTTTACACTTTTTGATTATGTTTTGTTATATTTTGTTAATAAAAATCTATAATATATAAAGACAATAAATAATCTTAAAATATTAAAAATAATTAATAAGGTGAGTTATTCGGAGGGTTATTAATAATATTAAAAATTATTAATAGTAATGAGATGACTCCCCTGCAAAACTGAATAACATGACATCTTATTAATTTAAAATGGAGGTCGATATTTATGATAATAAATAATAAAAATGGGTTTAAAGTGATGGTAAAAGATGAGGCATTAGAAGATTTAAACTATGTTGACGCTTATGCTGTTGTTGATATATTAGAAAATGCATCAAGAGAAGATATTAAGAATGGATGGGTAAGAGATGATATTTATGAAGGCTCTGACTATGAATTATATTATAACTATGAAGTAGATGAGGAAATTGATGACGCTGAATCATTTGATAATATAAGAGAGGCGGCGGAAATATCAGGAGCCCTTGAACACTTTGACGGTGATATAGATAATTTCAAATTTAAAATCGGATGCGCTTTAAGGATGATGAATATAGATAGAGAAATCTGGGAGTTATTAGAGAATGTCGAGGTAATAGATGAAGACAATTATAAGATTACAGAACTTAGAAAATACAGTCAAGGACTTGGATGGGATGGTGAAAACTATATGGTAGAAATTAATTACAGTTATATAACGCTGTATAATATAAAAACTAAAACTTTATCAGATGGACTTGATAAGGAATTAGATAATGAAGATGAAAAAATAAAAGATTTATACAGAAGAATAGAAGAAAAAATAAACAATGAAAACTTATAAAATAAAGAGAGAGCCGAAAGGCTCTCTTTTTATGCCCTCATCTATTCAGTACAATATCAATACAACATCAATAATTAAGAATATAGATTTAAATACATCTTAAAACGATTTTAATATTTAATTAACAATTTATATTATAGATAAATTAGAGGGGCTTTAAATTAAAAATAAATAAGCCCTTTTTTAATATGTATTTTTATCAATTATTGAATAGAATACTCAACTCTTATACACATGTTGTAATAGCCATCTTCCTATCTAAAAAAATAGTGGATTTTTTTTGAGTAAATATAGAAAATCAATTCCCGCACACCCGCACACCTCATCAAGACTTTCAAAATATAGGCGGGGAAATTAAGAGTCATTTTTGAAGCAGTTCTGAATCACTTCTGAGTCATATTTGGTTCATAATCTATTCTGAATCAGTTCTGAATCAGTTCTGAATCAGTTCTGATGTATTTCTGATGCTAATTGATATTCTGAATCAGTTCTGAATATAATAAATATATAGGTATTTAGAGTTTTTATAGTTATCAATCAATATCAATTCAATATCTATTCAATATATTCTTCATCAATAAAAAGATTGCTTTTTATAGTTTTTTAGAGTTTTTATAGTTCTTCCTTCTTCAATAAGTTCTTCATTTGTTCTTCAATAGTTCTTTGTTCTGAAGTTGAAGCTGGTTTGTTATAGAAAAATTAGAGGTTTTGGAGTAAAAAAGAGGGAAACCTGATTTTAAAGTGTGGTGTCCATTATCAAATTAAATCAAATCAAACAAAAAACAAACAAAACAATCCTTCTCAGGCTTAGCTCTATCTTCATAATATAAATACATAATATATAATAAAACACTCTCCTGAGTGTCTTTTTTTATATATAAATATATTGGTATATCAATATATCATTCAATATTAATCATTAACAATAATTAATAAAAAATAATAATAAATAACAATAAATAATATTAATTAAAAATATATAACTATATATATCAATACATATAAATATTTATTAATTAATATTATAAATTAATAAATAATAACTATATATATAAATATATAAAATATAGAGTATTTTGTCCCAGATAGAGCTTATATAAAACAAATTAACTTAATGTACGCTTGAAAATATTCAAGCGTGTAAGATGTTGTTTAGACTGTATTTTAGATATAGTTTAGAAAATGAGAAATTACATTAGTGTAGAGTAGAATACTCTACTGATAATTTGAGATTTTAGAGTCTGAGTAAAGTTGAAAAAATATGAGGTTTTAGAGAGGTAGTATATTGCTATTCTGCTATTATATATATGAGGTTTTAGAAGGCTAGTAAACCATATGTATATATATGAGATTTTAGAGACCTAGTATACCGTATATGAGGTTTTAGAAGACTAGTAAAGGGTGATATGTAATATGAGTTTTTGTAGAGTCTATATGTATATAAAATGAGATTTTATATACATTGGACATTTATTGTTTTGCTATTACAAGAAGGTTCAAGTTGGGTTTTGATAAATAAAAAAGAGCCTTAGTTAAAGCTCCTTTCTTTCTATATTATATCCATCATCATTTTGCATACAGTTTTTATTTCATATAAAGCATATTCTAAGTTTCTTACAGCTTCATCTTTTAATTGAATATATATTTTATCATCCTTCTCAGTTCTACTATCAGAATCTACACCGTATGAGATTATTTCATTTTTTTTATGAGAGTATTCTACATCTATTAAAATACCTCCTATTTTAACTTGAAACCAATCAACCTCAATTCCATTTATGTATGTATCTTTATATTCTATTTCATATCTATTTGTTATTAATTTCATTAATATCAACCACCTTTCATTTTTTTATTTTCATTTAAATCTTATTCAGGGCATACAACACACACTGCTTCATAGAATCCAGGAGTTTTATTTTTTCTTTGGTCTAAGCGTATAAAAAATATATCAGTAAAAACACTAGAAGATTTTTTCATAGTTTTTTTCTTTTCTTCAATTAATTTTAAAGCTTTTTCTATATCAAATAGACTATCTAATAAATCATTATCACAACTATTATTCTTTATCATAAAAACACCTTTATCTGTCTCTGTAAATACTTCTACAAAGCCGTTATTATTCTTATCTAACTGTATCTTCAAAAAGTTAAGATGTTTTTCCTTTAATTTCATTTCAAATCTATTATTAAACATGAATATCAACCACCCTTCAATTATTTGTATTGTTCTTAATATTATTATATGCACTTATTGACAAAATTACAATAAAATCGTGCATTTTTTAAACAAAAAAATAGAAGCTATTTAACTTCTATTTTAGTCATCTTCTTCAATAATCTATTTTTCATTAATTCTGATACATTAACATAAGCACATTTATTGTATCTATCATATTTACTGTCTTTATCTTTATTGTCTAGGAAAGTCTTATAAAAAACATTTTCTTTGATATCATGATTATCTTCTATGTATTGTCTTAAATCATTTACTTTTATTGAATAAATATTTTTTGTTTCTAAGCATACAAAGAAGAAGTATTCTGCTTTAGTCCTATAAAGATATGAATCATCTTGCCTTTGGACTTGCTGTTCTTCATCTATATATTGAGTAGAAACTTTTATACATAGATGAGATTGTTTTTCTATTGTTTTAGTAAATGTTTTAACCTCGACTGTTTTTTGAGAATAATCTAATTGACTTTCTACTATTAAGTCTATTTCAGCCTTCTCATATGCTCTAATTTCAGCTTCACTTAGCATTTTAGAGTTTCTAGTGCAATCTATGTAATTGTAATTAGATTTCAGTAAAAACTCTTTCACGACAAACTCACCCCTAGTGCCGATGCTTAGTCTATCAGCAAATCCCCTTTCATTTGTGTTAGCCTTAGCATTTGCTATATCAGCTGTATTAATCTTATTAGAAGCACTTCCTTTCAGCCTTCTAGTTGGTGCATTTTTTACCATGCGGTTCCCTCCCTTAATCCTTTTAAGTAGCTAATGTATTACATTTTTCTTTATAATGCAATAGACACCCCCCTTACCCTTGGGAGTGTCTATTGTATAAAAATAACACATTTTTGAGATAATAACTTAAATAATTTTTTGTATCACAAATTATTTTTTATAGTATTTTTCTACATTTAAAGCTACTTATGATTTGTTTATATTATAACATTTTTCTACTATGTAGTAAATAGTTTTTATGTTAAAAAATGATAGAAAAGTAAATAATTTGTAAAAAAAACTTTTATTTTTGCTACTACAACAACATTTTAACTTTTCTTTTTTAGCTGCTTGAATAAATATACTTCATCAAAGTATATACAACTGATACAGTTTATAAAAAATCCTTTTGTAATAGCAATAAATCGAAGATTTCTTTGTAATAGCAAAAAAAATAAAAATGTTGAATTACAAATTAATGTTAGATTTTTAAAATAAAGTTTAATTTAAAAATGAAATTAAAAAAATATATAAAAAAATAATAAAAATCTAAATAATTTTTAATTCCATTTTTTACTAAACTAGCTGAAAGCTAGTAAAATAGCGAGCTGAGATAGCTTTGCTATTCTCGCTCTATAATCTTTAATAAGCCTGAAATCCTAATTTTTACCATATGTGCCTGAAACCGTTGCAATTGCTTGTGTTCAGAAAAACAAAAATAAAAACTTACCCCCCTTTTTTTTTATAGGTTAATTCATGTCTAATTAACTTATGACACATTAAGTGTATATAATCAAACTGTAAAAAATATTTTTAGCTAAAACCTTTGATATTGGTGTGATTTCAACATTTCTATTAAAATTATTAAAAACACTTACCCTCTATTTTTTCAATTTTTCTATTGATTTTGTTATAAAAAAAATGTAAAATTAATATTATAACTATATAAGTTAAATATTAAGAAAGGAGAGGATGCAAATGGAATATATACTACTAGAAAAAAGAGCAAAAATAACACAAGAACAAAAGCAACAACAACAGCAACAGTTATTTCAAAACATAGCTAGATTATTAGTAATATCAAGTGCTAAAATCATGAATGTTTCAGGAGAAAGAGAAATGTTCGATGCTATAAATAGATTAGAACATGTTGAAAAGTTCTTGCAAATAGAAGCTGGTGAGCATGGGGCTTGTCTAAGACCTGGGTGTAATCACAAAACTCACGCTAATCTATATAAATCAGAAGATGACCAAATATGGTTGTATAGATGCCCTTGTTGTCAATCAGAGAAAGAAGTAATAACATTTGCTGAGTTGGTTATAGAAGTCTATAAAGCTCAATACCCGCAACTAAGTCATAGAAGTATAGTTCAAGCTATAAGAAGAGCATTCGATGTTGATTTCTCAAGCGACTTCTACAAAGGAATAGCAGAGAGAGTAAACTACAATATGGGTGTTTTAAATAACGCTCAAGACGGCTCATATCTACAAAAGCTAATTAAGAAAAGAAAATTAGATGAGTTTTATGAAGCGTATGGAGAGATAGCTATGAAGTATGCTCAAGAAGATAATTATGATTATAGCTTCTATGCTAGTCGTAGTGCTGTATTGGAACACTTTAAGACTACTGAAAGAAAACATCGAAGCAATGCTGTTGTTGAAAAGATTAATCTATTAACAGACCTAGGATTTATAAGCAGAATAGCATTTGAAGATATTCCTTATGAATACCGTAAAAATGCAAAGTTTAAGGCTGTGGATGCTGAGATATGGTTTAAAGATGCTTCGGCATATCAACTAAACTACATAACAGAAGAACAACTTGTAAAGGCTGAGGAATATTCTAAAGCTATAATCTGTAATAAGATATATAGAAACAAAGTTTCACTTGAAGAAACTATCAATGAAACTTGTAGCTTCACAAAAGATGAAGCTAAGTTCTTAGACAGAGCTAATAAAGCAATCGATGATGAGCTTAAATCAAAAGGTTATATAGCATTATCGTCAGTTGTTGCTAAGATAGATAAAAAAGGTAAGTATTATAAAAAAGCTGATAAAGAAAAGTTCTTCGAGTTACTAGAAGATAGAATATTACTTGAAGCTAATGTTAAGAAGATAAAAGCTACAGAAAGTAATAAGAAGTTATACAATATGAAAAGGGTTAAAGATAAAGAAGTTATCCTAGTTAAATCTGATAAAGAGTCAGGTGTTAGTGATAGGATAATAGTTGAAACTAGTGTCAGAAAAGCTAAGCAAGAAAAAAGCGAAAGCATAAAAGCTAAGAAACAAACACCAAAAGTTGTTGAAACTTGGTTTGAAGGTGGATGCGAAATGGCTCTTCTGTCAAATGGTGAAATAGATATGATAGATATACCGTTCTAAAAGTCTTATAATAAAATAAATTGAAAGGGGTTGGTATTATGAAATGTTCATTCAAAATTAAAAGGGTGTTAACAAATAAAAAGGATGCTTCTAATATATACAGAGTTTTCAAAGCTACTATATCTAATGTAGAGTTTGATGAAAATGATGTTCATAAGATGGCAGTCCAAAAAGAAATGATAGTAAAAGGTAATATGATAAGTTGTGTTGAAGGTGATACCTACAATGCGACTTGTGATATTGTCGTTGACCCAAAGTGGGGAGTAAATCTTGTATTAAGAGAAGTTGAAATACAAAAGTATGAAACAGAAGATGAACTAGCTAAGTTCTTCGCTAGTAAAATACAAGGTTGTGGACCAAAAATTGCAAGTCAGATAGTTGAAAAACTAGGACTTGATGCAATAGATAAAATAGCTAGTGAAAAAGGTGAAAAGCTTCTAAGAGATGCTAAAATAAAAGGATTAGGTGCTAAAAAGATAGTTGAAGTTAGAGAGTCTGTGTTATTTCATAAAAACTTTGCTGATATAGTAATGTTCTTACAGACTAACAACTTAGATATAAAAATAGCTAATGCTATATACAATGAGTTCGGAAAAGGTTCATTAAGAGCATTGAAAGATAATCCATTTGTTTTCACAGGTTATGTTGATTTTAAAAAGCTTGATGATGTTGCTTATAAAGTTGGAGTTCAAAGACTTTGTATGGATAGAATAAAAGCTGGAATTAAAGGTTATGTTCAAATGAAGTTAGATACAAAAGGTGATATATATGTTCAGATGGAAGAGATAATTGAAAACTTAGCAGAATATATGAACAATAAAAGTTTATACCCACCTATCACAGAAAGCTTAGATGCTTATATTAGAGAAGCATTAATAGATTTAAACTACGATGCAACTAAATCAAATAAAACTTCTAAATGCAATCTTGTAAAAGAAGATAATAGAGTCTACAGAAGAGATATGTATTACTTAGAGACTAGAATAGCTAATAGATTAAAAGAGATAAATGTATTAGATGAAACTTATGATTATGAATTAGTTGATACTCTAATACAATGCGAAGAAGCTAAGTCAGGTTTTGAATTAGCAACTAAACAAAAAGAAGCAGTTCATATGGCTATGAAACATCAATTCTTTGTATTATGCGGTTTACCTGGGACTGGTAAAACATCAACTACAAATATGATACTTAGAGTTTATAGAAGACTACAAGAGGCATTAGGAAAAGAAGATAATACTCTACTTATGGCTCCAACAGGTAAAGCTTCTAGACGATTATCTGAAGTATGTAATGAGGATGCTATGACTATACATAGAGCATTAGGTATAAAGATATATGAACAAGCTGATTTAGGAGAAGAGATAGAATCAGATTTTATCGTAATAGATGAAAGCTCAATGGTTGATATATATATGTTCTTCACTTTACTTGAAAAGATTGAAACAGGAACAAAGGTTATGTTTGTTGGGGATGATGAACAATTACCATCAGTAGGAGCAGGGTTGGTGCTAAAAGACTTAATCAATTCATCTAATATACCGTCTGTAAAACTTACAGAAGTATTCAGGCAAGCCTCTACAAGTAATATAGTTCATAACAGTCATCAAATAGTTCACGGTAAAAATGACTTTGTTTTTGAAAACGATTGTTTCTTCACAGAGGTAAACAATGACTATGTGAAAGTTCACAGAACAGTTATAGGACACTATAAGAGAATGTTAGAAAAAGGTATGGATAAGAATGATATTACTATCTTATGTCCTACTCGAAAAGGAATATTCGGAACAGAAGCTGTAAATAAATTAATACAATCTCTAAATCCTAATAAAGAAACTATCAGAGCTAATGGTTTTGATATGAAGGTTGGAGATATGGTTATGCAAAACACTAACAACTACGACTTAAATGTTTTTAATGGTGAAGTTGGTGAAATAGTTGAGTTCAAAGGTGGAGAAAATAAAAAAGGTGGATTTATTGTTGTGAAGTATGCTGATAAAGAAGTTATATATCTAAAAGAGTCAGGACACTTTCAAGAGCTAGAACTTGCTTATGCTATTACAATACATAAATCACAAGGTTCAGAATACCGTGGTGTAATAATGCTATGTATGCAAGAACATTCTCTAATGTTATCTAAAAACTTAGTTTACACTGGATTTACTAGAGCAAAAGAACTACTTAGCTTAATAGGTCAAAAAGAAGCACTTAATGCTAGTGCTGATAAGAAAACTCAAATATCTAGAAAAAGTTATCTAGTAGAAAGACTAAAAGGGATTTAATTCCCTTTTTTTGTTATTCATATCGTTTTTATCATCACTTATTGATATTTTTTACAAAATATTCTATAATATACATATAGAGAATTAGAAAAAAAATTGAAAGGGGATGGTCGAATATGAGTAAAATGCAATATACTCACAAGATGAGAGACTTTGTTAAGGAGTATGCTTCAGTAAGTGAAGTTTGCTCACTAGAGGGGGTAAGTTTCAATTCAAGTAAAAGAGCAATGTGTCCTTGTTGTAGAAGCACAAAGCTAACAAAAAAGGATAGTATAAATAATTTCAAATGTTGGAGTTGTGGTATCGAAGGAGATGGTATTAAGTTATATGGTTATATACATAATACAGACTTCAAAGAAACTGTAATAGGTTTAGCTGAAAAGCTAGGCTACAAAGAAGATGAAAAGGTTCAAGTAGCTAAGATAGAAGCAAAGGAAATTAAAAAGATAGAGATTAAGGCAGAAGAAAGAAAAGAGCTAACAATAGAACAAGTTGAATTATACAACAATGTGTATGAAACATTAGCTGATGTGTGTCAGATACTACCTAAAGATTATGCTTATATTAACTGTAAGAGAGGTGTAAGAAGTTATAAGATGAGAGACTTCTTCTCACTAAATTATGTAGATGAAGTTAAACTAGGAAGATTAACTCAAATATGTTCAAATAAATATGGCTACACAATAGAAGATATAGCAAGAGTCCCAGGGTTTTACTTAAAAAATGATAAACTTCAAATTAATAAATTATACGGTATAGCATTAAAAGCTAGAAATGCTGAAGGGAAAGTTATAGGAATACAAGTAAGAACTAACTTTGAAGACTGCAAATACTTATGGTTAAGTTCTGATAAGTATGGTGGAAAAAGCTGTGGAACTCCAGTTAGTGTAGATTATCCTTTAAATGCAGTTCATGCTGAAGATATGGGTGTTGAAGAATTAATTCAAAACTCAGCTTCTACGGTATTTATAGGTGAAGGAAAATTCAAAGGATGTGCTATCAATCAAGAGTTCAACTCAATAGCAATAAGCCTTGCAGGGGTTAACAACTGGAGAGGTAGAACAAAACAAGAATTAGATTATATAAATGCTGTTAGACCAGTTAAAAATATAATGATATGCTTTGATGCTGATATGTGCTATAACTTCTTAATAGCAGAACAGTTCATCAAAATGATGCAAGAAGAGTTAAAAGATTATTCAAATAGAAATGTTAGAGTTGCAGTATGGAATATTAGATATGGAAAAGGAATAGACGACATAATTGAAAACGGTTATAGAAGTAAATTAAAATCAATGCCATTTAATGAGTTTGTTGAAAAATACAATGAGTTCAAGGCTCACTGTGAAAAAATCAACCTAACTAAAGATAAACAAGATGAAAGAACAATGTTATACAACCAATACTTCAACTTATAAGATAAAGGACACCTTCAAGGGTGTCTTTTTTTTGTGTTTACTCTTATATAATTATAGGAAAGGAGGTCGAGATATGAAGAATACTAAGACGACTTATCAAAAATTGGAAGTCTATAAATGCGACTTTTTAAATGTAAGAAAAGGTCCATCTACTAACTACAAAATATTCGGAGTGTTGTATCCGAAACAAATTGTTGAGGTAGAAAGCCGTAAAGGAAATTGGGCTAGAATAAAATATAAAAATGGTTTTGCTTGGTGTAGTTTATTATACCTTAGAACACCTATTACATCATCTTCTCCACTTAGGGCGATGATTATGACGGCTACTGCTGCAATCAATGTTAGAACCTCACCTAGTTGGTCAGGAAAGATAATAGAAGCTGTAAAGAAGGGAACTGAATTGTATGTGACAGAATATGTTGCAGGGGACAACTGGTCTACTGTCTGGTATAACAACCAGTATGCTTATGTTCCTTCTAAATATCTTAAAGACACTGGTAGAGTTATAGAAGGTGTTGGTGGAGACGGTGAAGAAGGTGAAGATACTATTCCTAATCTTCCAGAGTTTGCTGAAGCTCCTAGATACCAAGTTGAATATAAGAATAAATGGTGGATTGAATGTTATTCAACAGAACATCCTAAGTTCTTCTTCAACACTTCAAATTTAGGAATGCCTTTGCTTGAAAAGCCAGTAGAGCAATTACCTCTTATGAAAGTGGATGCGACAGAAGAAATAGATTTTGATGGAGATATAATACACACTAATGCAACTTATAGCACAACAGATATGGAATTAGAGTTCTTTGTATTAAAAGAAAACTATAATGTTGTAATGCATAAGTTAAGACAACTATGTCAAATGAAAGAGTTTAGACTTATTTGTGGTTGGGATAATCGCTATTACAAGAAAGCTAGGCTATCAAGCTCTATTGAAGTTGAAGAATATGACTTCGATGAACTGGGCTATAAGATAACCATAGAGTTTATTATGCAACCATATCGTTATGAGTTAAATGGAACTAAGTTTATCAAAGATAGAAAAACAGGAAAAGATGAATTAGTAAATGAAAGTGAAATATATAATAACTTTGCTGTATCACTTCCAAAAATCTATGTTCAAGTCCCGCATGAATCTTTAGTTGATACTAATACTGATAATGAAAAGGTAATAACTCTAACACTAGAATCAGATGTGGATGACACATCCTCAGACATTGTTCTATACGCTCACAGCGAAAGTTATGAAGGAATACCTAATAAGTATGTTCATCTTGTTATAGACTGCGAGAATGAAGTCATATATGAAGATACAACTAATAAGAATTATAACTATTTACTTAGCCTTAACAGTGAGTTCCCTATGCTAAAACCAAAACTAACAACTATTAAACTTTGTGAACAGATGATAAAAAATAATTGCCAAGTAAAGATAGTGCCGAACTGGAGGGAGTTCTAATGGGTATATTCCATGTTAAACCTATGCTATATGGGGTAAATGAGATAACTCCAACTAAAGCTATGTCCGCCATCTGCAAAGATAATGGGCTTGGATTTATTGATGGTATTGTAGAGGCAACTATTACTGAAAGTGCTGATGAATATAATCTTGAAATGGTTGTTGATGGTTCTTGTGTATTATTTAATGATTTTCAAAAAATGAGTTTAATATTAGCTGACTCTCAACTATTTAGAATACAAGAAATAATTTACTCAGGTGAAGATGGCACAAAAGAAATCTTCGCAAAACATATATCTTATGATTTAGAGTTTGATGTTGTTGTTGATAAGACTTATGAAAAGAAAAACTTTGAAACAATAGCAAAAGGTATGACTTCTCTATCTCAGTTTAAGCAGTTTAATATAACTTATAATCTTGGGAGATTTAAGTCTAGAACTCTTGAAAAGTTTGAATCAAGTGATAATTCCATACAAGAAGAAATGGAATCTCTTATAGATGATTTTAAGGAAGATTTAGCCGAGTCTGGTATAGATGCTGATATTGAAATTAAAAGAGATAATTATAATATTGGATACTATCTGTATGAAGCTAATGTTGATTATACTAATTCAACTTATAAAGATAGTGCTGGTTGTGGTCGTCAAACAGGTATAAGACTTAATCAAAATAAAATTAAAAACTTAGAGATAACTGAAACAACAGAAGATTTTGCTACTAGAGTCACAATCAAAGGAAAAGACAAGGTTGTTGTATCTAATATAACACACGACACAATAGGTAATGGTGGTTATCCTTTCTGGATTAATACTGTTATATCTAACACAGATATATCAGATAAATCAAAACTAACTAAGATAGCAAAGGCACATATAGCCCTAAAAAGTCTTTCTATTAAGAACATTAAGATAGAGTTGGAAGAGCTTCCAAAATCGCTTAGAGAGATGTTTAAAGATGTGAGACTGTATGATAAGGTGCTTATACAACATAACTTAATATCATCTTTGTATGTGCCTTTTCGGATTGTAAAAACTGAAAGAAATATTCATGGTGAGCTTGTAAGTGTTGAACTTGGGGAATTAAATAGTGAGTTTGCAAAATCACTTAAAAAAGTTATTAAAAATATATCAACAAAAATAGTTGAACAAAAAATAAATAGTTAGTTGCTACTACAAAATCATCTGTGTAATAGACAAGAAAGGTGATTGAAATGGAAGAAGTAATAAAGCTAATAACTGAGAATGGAGTTGTTGTAGTGGCTTTTGTATGGTTATTAAAGTATACACTAGACACAGCAACAGCTAGAGAAGCGAAATTAATGGAGTTTATGGATAAGATGAATGAAGAGTTAAAAAATCTATCTCAAACTACATCTAACATAGCATCTGATTTAGAAGATGTAAAAGAAGAGCTAAAAGATATTAAGAAATAATGGAGGTTATATTATGAAAACGATTGCTTTTTTAGGAGGACATTCTAATAAGAAAGTTGGTGCTAGTGGCTGTGGTTATCAAGAACATATACTAGCAAGAGAATTAGCTGATAAATGTGTTAAGTTAGCTAAGGAAAGATTTGTTGTTAATGCTATTACAGACGGTTTAAACGACCATTCTGGCGGTGGAGAGGAAGATTTTATCATAAAAAACCTTACTTCTAAGGATTATTTTATGTCTATTCATTTTAATGCCGCTACTGCTAGTGCCAAAGGGACTGAAATAATAGTTAATGCAAAAGAAAAATCTACTGGTATTGAAGATAGAATACTGGATAGAATGAAGAGATTAGGTTTTGTAAATCGTGGGACTAAAAGAAGAATAAGTTCTGGAGCTTGGGTTGAAGGATATACAGCTTCAACTGATTATTATGGGATACTTAGAAAGCCAATGACAAAAGGAATACATGGGACTATTCTTGAGGTATGCTTCATAACTAATAAATCTGATATGGACTTATACATAAAGCACAAAGATGAGATAGCTACTATTATCGTTGATGAGATATGTATTGGTTTTGGTTTAGAAAGAAAAATAAAAGACGATGCTTTGCTTGAAGCTGAAACTATATATAGGGTTTTTACAGGCTCATATAGTGTTAAATCGAACGCTGATAGAAAGCTTAAGGAAATGTTAGAGAAAGGTTTTGATGCCTTTATATCGGTTTCTGGTAGCTTCTATCGTGTATGCCTTGGTTCATATTCCAAGAAAGAAAATGCTGAAAAAAGAGTTGCTGAATTAAAAGCAAAAGGTCATGATGCATTTATGGTCAAAGAAGCTAGATAAAAAGAAAAAGGAGAGTAGGGTTAACACTCTCCTTTTTCACCGTTCTTTTGTCTCTAACATAAATAATCTTAAATATCTGGTTGTTGATATTATACTTATATTATACTACACTTTTTATATTTTTATAACAAAAAGTTTGTAAAACATGAAAAAAAAGAAGCATTTAATGCTTCTTAGGTAAAAAGTGGAATCAAAAATAAAATAAATTAAAAGTTGGGCAACTCTTTTCAATATGTGTGTAATAGACATATTTTTTTAAGTATCAGTATACATATATTATATGTCATATTGGGTAAAAAATTAAGGCTTCTTGTATAAAAAAAGAACCTAAAGTGTTTTTAGGTTCTAAAAAAAATAAATAAGGAAGTATAAAAAACCAATTAGGTAAAACATTTATACTCTTATTATACAGGTATGCTATTACAAAAGTAATCCTTTTTGTCTATTTTTTCTATTTTTTGTAATATTTTTTTACAAAATATCGTATTATATATTAAAAGATTAAATAAAAAGGATGGTAAAAAATATGTTAAAACAATTAAAAACACTAGTAAAATCTATGAAAGAAACTAACAGTAATGATATGTCAGAAGTAATAACTTTGGGGGTATCTGTATTACAAAAAACTATGAAATTAGGAATAATACTTGCGAGGTTATCATTAGTTCAAAAGATATTTTATATCAAGCATTCTAAGGCTATGTCAGATTTTATACTAAATGAGAAAAGTAATTATGACGATATAGTAGTTAGAGTTGAATATAAACATATAACTGATGGTGAAGCTCTAGCAACAGAGATTAGAAGACAAGTTGTTCAACAAGGATACAATATGCCGTTTGAGATACATATATATACAGAAGATGATGTATTCGGTATGACTAACTTCAAATACATATTATCTGATGTTAGAGAAGGTGATACAGGTCTTAATACAGACTTAACATTCTGGGCTCTAGATGGGAAAGGAAAAGTATTTTCTTATATGCCTCTTGATTGGGAAAGTTATGTGGAATATGTAAAAACACAAAAAGGACACTTTTATAAAAGTGCCTTCTGCCCTGATGAACCTAATATATATAATGAAGATATACAGTTCATCACACTAGAGTTCTAGATTAAAAAAATTGAAAATTAAATATGATTAAAAAATATACAAATCAAAAATATATAGACTGTTATAGAAGTTTAAGACACCACTCTTAAGCTTCTTTTTTTTGTATTATGTAAAAAAGTTAATCTCTTAATATAAGTATAACCCTATTTACATTTTTTGTCAAGAGTTTTTGATTCATTTCTGATTCATTTTTGATTCACTTTTGATTCTGATTCAAATCTGATTCAAATAAAAATCAGAAAAGATTCATTTTTGTATCATAAAAATACAGTTTTCTATTGTATGTGTGTTTAATTATGTTATAATAGAAAAAAAGATTTATTTTAAGGAGATTTTTACAAATGAAAAAAGCCGTAATTTTGTCAACATATAATAATAAAGGTGGGGTTGCTAAGTCTACTTACAATGGGTTGCTAGGACTTCATTTAGCAAGTCAAGGAAAGAGAGTATTGCTTATAGATGGAGACCCACAATCTAATCTTACAACTAGGTTATATGCTTTTGAACATGATAATTTAACTCTGGGTGATTTACTGTTAAATACTGATACAACAACTATGTTTGATGGTATTGTTGAAGGATTTATTCCTGAATACCCAACACTTGATATAATCCCTGCTAATAGAAACATGAGATATTTAGAGGAAGTCCTACTGGGAATGGACAGCTCAAAAGATAGGGATGTTGTAATAGCAAAATGGATAATGGATAATATTGAGACAGTTAATGAATATGACTACATAATATGGGACATATCACCATCAACTTCTGTCTTAGGAAGAAATATATTAAATACTTGTGATAGATTATTATTTGTTTCTGAATACAATAACATAGATTCTATTGAAGCTATTGTTAAGTTTGTTAATGAATTTAAAGAATACAAGCTAGAAAATGGTTTTAAGATGCCAGAGTTCGCTGTGCTTATAAATAGATATAAAAAGAGTGCTGACGCTGAGAAGCTTTATCAGCCTTTCGAGGATTGCCTTGAAACTATTAAAGGTAAAATACTTTCTACTAAGATGATAGAGAGTTCTGTTGTTAGAAACTGTTGCCTATACAAAAAGGATATTAATTCTTATGTTATTGAGAATCATTTAAATCCAAAAGCTATGGTTCTATTTAATGATATAGTTGATGAACTTGTTGAGAGGGGGATTATATAATATGTCAACACCTCTTCCAATTTTAGGTGCTAGAGGCTTATCTAACAACAAGCCTGCTATTAAGACTCTTAATAATGAAACATCTATAGAAAGTTTCAAGAAAAACAATGAAGAAGTAGTTGAAGAAGTTAATGAAGAAACAACTACGACTACTAACCCTGTCGCTACTACAACAAGGTCTATTGTTGATGAGATTAGTAGTTCTACTAGAAAGAAAAGAAAAAGAATTACTGTATCGATGAATGAAGATGTATTTGAGAAACTTATAACGGCTGCTAATGGGAAAAGTGTATCGAAGGTTATGGAAGGAATACTAAGCGATGCTGTTGCCAATGAGCATATTGATAGAGACATTGTTGAAAAATATAAAGATACAATGAAGGACAAAGGTTGTAAATCTAAATAAAAGAGGCATAGCCTCTTTTTTTATTTGTATTAATTTTGAATCAGTTTTGATGTAGTTTTGAATCAGTTTTGAATCATATCTCTATTTTGAATCAATTTTGAATCAAATCTGATGCATATAAAAGGAGACTAATTTAGTCTCCAATTTTAATTATTTCTTTTGAACTCTATTAAGAATGTTATCGAATTGAGTTTTGTTCATTTCCATTATTGAACTTAAATCGAATTCTTTTTTAATTACTTGAAGTATTTGATTTTCTGTAAAGTTATTTTCTTTTGCCTTTACAAGAAGGAAGTTTTTTTGTTTTTCTGTTATAGTATTTTGTTTTGGAGCTTCTTCTTTACCGTGAGTGTTAACTCTATCTGGGTCTAGTTCTGAACTATCTATTGCGAATAATCCATTTAGAGCATATTTTCGACTATATGAAGAACAGCTTCCAGTCACCTGAGCTAAGTCCATTCCTTTTTTAGTTTCATCTTCTCTAGCAAATGCTGATACTTCTTCTTTCTCACCAGTTTCTATATCGATTACAGTTGCGATTGATTTAACATAAAATCTTCCACCTATCTCAACTATCTCATCCTTTACTGTTAATGCTAAACCTTCTTTTTTAAGTAAAGGTTTAACTGCTTCTAATACATCCTCCGCTGAACGATATGAATATTTTCCGAAGCTATTATAGTTTCCTTTTGGAGCTTTTAGTTCTGTTTGAACATTCATTAATTTTTTATATATTGACATAATATCAACCACCTTTCAAATTATTTTTCTATACTTAATAATATGCATTTTTACACATTTTCATAACGATTGCTGTCGTTTTTTTGTAAATCATTTCCTTCTTCTATTATACAATAATCTTTCTGAATATCCTTTACATCTCTATTATGTTTTGTGCATAGTGGTGGCGTGGTATCATCCATATCTACAAAGCTTAAATAAATACATTCACTACATCTTATAACCTTCATTGCATCCTCCTGTTATTAAAAATTATCTACTAGTCTGTTATAGTTATTAGTGTAGTTTATTCATTTTTTGTTTCCTCTTATTTATATAGATTTAAAGAGCCCTTAGAGGCTCTTTACTTTTTTATTGAACTATTTATCATATATTCCTATGAAACCATTCTGAGCGTAATCTTGGCTGTATTTTGATACATTCTTATGCCCTGCTCTTATTAGTATTAACATTAGTTTTATTTTTCTTATCATATCTATTCTCCTTCACCTTATCTTCATATTATCTTTATTTAAGCAACACATTTATCTTTAAACTTCTTTAAGCATGCTTTCTTATACATACGACATGCTGGGTAAAGCTTTCCACAATCAACACATCTTTGAACTTTCTTTTCTTTATATATTTCATACATAGCATCTATAACCATTTCACAAAACTCTTGATTCATAGCTAAGACTGGACTTTCTATTTTTAGAACATCTATAATATATGAATGTAGTTCTTCCCCTTCTAACATTCCATACCCTAAGTCATATGCTTCACCAGCTATATAATGATACATCTTCATAGCTTCTTTTTTAGCCATCTTCTTTCCCTTATCGCTACTACAAAAACATTCATCTTTGTTGTTGATTAGCATGTAGCTTGATACCTTTTGTTCTTTATTGCATTTATTACATTTAACTGAAAATCCTGTCTTATGTTTTTCTATTAGTGTCCATTTATCTTTCTTTTCTAGTAGTATTTGCACAGCAGTTTTTTTCATAATCTTACCCCTAATCTCTAATCTTCTTCTGTTAAGTAATCTATTAAATCCTCTATAAAATAAGCGGTGTGTATCATAAAGAATATTATTCCCGCTACAACAAACAGGAAGCTTAACGCTATTACAAGAACTATGATTAAAGATATTATTTTGATTTCTAGCATGAATTATAACTCCCTTTTTGTTTTTTCTTCTTGTAGTCTAAGAGCTTTTAACTTTTCCCTTTTCTTTTTTCTTTGTGCTCTTTTTCTTTTCTTCTCATATTCTCTTTTCTCTAATAGTAGCAACTCTCTCCCTTTCTCTGAGTCTGCTAATATATTTTTCTTTTTAGATTTCTTACTACATTCACAAAGTTCTGTTTCATCTAATCTAAATACATTTGACAACTTTTTTAAAAACACTGTTTCACATTTTTTACATTTTATTTTCAAATACATATTTTGTGTTATTCTTCTAGCATCTTTTCTAGTTAACACTTCATATTTATCTCCAAAGATTTTATTAAATCTTGTTAGGTTATTATTATCTATCGTTTTTATATTCTTACTATTATCATCAAAAATATCTTCATAACATTTCACACAATATCCAATATTATTATTGTATCTCATGTCTTTTTTATAAAATTGTTTATAACAACAAGAGCAAGTTTGATATATTCTAAAATACATATTCATTATTTCTTCTGCTATATATTCATAATATTTATCTACCCAAAAGCCTTCATCTTTTTCCCACATTACACTTGCTCTTATAAACTCTATTAATTCTTCCCCAAACAACATTTCTTCTCTTAAATCTGAGAAGTATTTTTTAGCTGTATTTTTTGCGCTTAATTTTAATTCCCTATCATTTTTTGTTGCTTTCAAGTAAAACCTCTTTCCCACATTTTGAGAAAAGTTTTACCCCCCAGTTTTGATTTTACTTTTGAATTATTTTTTGATTTTTTTTGATTATTTTTATTGGTATCAATATTGGTATTCAATAGATTAATTTTTTGATTTTTATTTTGTTTTTATTATTGGTATCAATATTGGTATACAATAGTTATTTTTTTATGGTTTTTATAGGTTAGAAATAAAGTAGATATATATTATTAGCGTTGATGTTTTCAGACTTTTCCATTTTTAGTCCGAAAAAATATTTCAGTTTTTTTAGGCATTTTATATATAGCTATTCCAACGATATAAAAACTGCATTTTTTTGCATAGTACAATTAAAAAATCATTAAAAATGATACATTTTTTTTAATTTTTGATACTTTTTTTACGATTTTGATGCATTTTTTTCGATTTTTAATGTTTTTTTACAATTTTTACATATTTTTTGTTTATTATTACCAAAATCGTATCTCCAATCATACTTACTAAATACTTTTTCATTACATATAGGACAAGTTCCTACTTCTTTTTTTTGAAGTATTTTTTGAACTTCATTTTGTATTTTTGTAAAAAATTTTTCTTTATCAGCTACACAAGTTTTCTTTAATGAAACATCATTAAAAGAGTTTTTTATAACTTCTTTTAAATTATTTTCATCGTGTAAACCTTTCTTAATTTCTTTAACTATTTCAACAGCTTTTCTTTTTACCAATCTTTCCATTCTAGATGATGTGCCAATACAACAAACTATTCCTTGTTCTAGTTGATTTTTATTAAAGAAGTATTCTTCACCACATACTCTACATTTACATTTATATCTGTATCTAGTTCCGAACTTTTCCCGACCAACTATACCAAGTGTATCGCTATGTGTAATTCCTTCTGTTATCGAACTATAACCTCTTCTGTGTCTATCACATTCATAACAGGCATCAATGTCACTATAGATGACAGTATAGGCTTTTTGAACGACAGTTTTGCCACATTTAATATGCTTTAGTATGACATCGTCTTTCATAGTTGTATAACCACCTAGATATTTAAACTTCCCTTGTTCCTTTAATCTTTCTACAAACCATTCTTCTCTATCTTGTAATGTTGCTCTATTCATTTTCTATCTCCTCTATCTTAACCTTCACATAACTTTCTTCACATCCACAATACTGCTTCTTCATTATAAGTTCAGTTATCTGAGAGTCATCTTTGTATAAAATCTTATTGTTTGAATCAAGTATAACCTTAGCTATATTGTCTAAATCTGGTTTAACAGTCGGTTTTATAAATCCTGATAGACATTGTTCCCTTTTCTTTTTTGAATAACTCTTAGGAACCTGATGATATACTTCTATAGTTGCTCTAAGTGGTAGAGTGCTGTTTATAAAGCTTAAATTACCTTTGTAAGCGTCTCTAACCATTTCTTCATATATTTTATCATCTTTGGTTGTATATGCTCTTCCTGTAGCCCTAGCGAACCGTGGTCGAGCTTTCCCTCTTATACCTTTAACTATAAACTCTATTGTCATTTTTCAATCTCCCTTTTTTATGAATATTCATCTCATCTGTCTATAATACTATTGTATCATAAATGCCATTAAATGTAAATAGGAAAACGGTATTTATTTTAAAAATTATTTTCGCTACACATCAGTGTTTCCAATACTTCCAGATATTGTATACCAATACTTTTTATTGGTATCAATAGTGTATTTTTTAGTATTGTATACCAATATTTTACATATTCAATACCAATAGTTTCTAAAAATTGGATACCAATATTTTTTGATATTGAACACCAATATTGACTTACAAAATTTTCCAACTATAAATATAAAACTATAATAAAAAATTAAAAATTGATACTCAAAAAAAAAGGGGGGGGGTAAGTTTTTATTTTTGTTTTTCTGGAACCGTTGCAATCAGCCGTGTTCAGAGGTGTTTTCCAAAAATTAGGATTTCAGGCTTATTAAAGATTATAGAGCGAGAATAGCAAAGCTATCTCAGCTCGCTATTTTACTAGCTTTCAGCTAGTCTTAAAAAAATACAATTAAAAAATTATTTAGATTTTTTATTATTTTTTTATTATTTTTTATATATTTTTTAGTTTTATTTTTTAATTAAACTTTATTAAAAAAACTAACATTACTTTATAAATTAACATTTTCTTTTTTTGCTATTACAAAAGGATTCTATTCTTTTGTTTTTTGTTAGATAAAGTGCATCAGTAAATTAAAAGTTATGAAAAGTATAAACAACTGATGCAATTTATTTAACTCATAATCTTTGAAAGAAAAATTAAAAGATGTTTTTGTATCAGCAAAAGAAAAAAGTGATTATTGCTAATCACCTTAATCTTTTATAACAAAGTTTATTTTAGAATAAACCTCTTCTTTTACAATAAGTTGTAAGTCTAGATGCAGATTTTCTTAAATCAGCATTGCTGTTAGTTATGACTTTGTCTATCGCAAAGTTAAAGCTACTAGAAGATGTGCTAATAGTGCTAGATGAGTTATTGCTCATGCTAGTGCTTCGCATCATACTAGCTAAGCTCTGCGGAGCTGACAATGATGCTGTTCCAATAGTAGGTGAAGAACTAGGTATACTTGGTATCTTAATGCTATTTGCTTTTCTAACAGCACCATCTATAACAGATGCTACTCTATTAACAATTGCTAATGCTCCTGATAGCGAGCTTGACAGGGCTTGCCCCATGGAAGACATCGCAGATACACCTCTATTTAAAGCTACATTGCATATAGATAATAGTTTATCTCTAGCACCATTCATGCTATTAGAAAGACTTTGCCCTACACTTTGCATAGAAGCAACTCCCCTATTAAGTGCAACATTGCATATAGATAGCAATACCTCTCTCGCAGATTGTAGGCTTGTTTTAAGACCGTTCCCTGCATTGTTTAAGCAATTAGTCAAGTAATTGTTAGCAACATTTCCTAGGTTTATTATACTCTCTCTAATCGTGCTTATCTTTTCTGCTAGACCATCTAATGCTCCAGAGAATGCTTCTCTTAATGAATTATTAGCAACATTACCTAAGTTAATAATAGATTCTCTAATAGTTGATAATTTTTCTAATAATCCATCAGCAGAAGTTGTTAAATTATTTTTTAAAGAATTATTAGCAACATTTCCAATATCTATTATTCTTTGTCTAACTTCATCTGCTATTGCTAGAACTACTGAGAATACTTCAACAAGGTTAGACATATCTATTTCACCGAATGCTGATAATGTCTCTTGTGCTTTTCCTTGAAGCTGTTCTAGTGTAGATTTTGCATTCTCCACATCTGTTTCAACATTATCTGTTATAGGAGTATTACCTTCTAATTGAACTTCAGGAGGTAAAATAGATGTGCTAGAAGTTAAATTATTTGCACTTTCAATATCTTTTTGAACACTGTCAGTTATAGGAGTTTCGCCATTATCTATTAAAGTCGGTGTAGTAGTTGATATAGTGCCATTAGTTTTCTTTTTAGCACCTTCTGGAATAATGCTATTATTTTTCTTAGCTTCATTGTTATTATTGATAGCTTCAGTGTTATCATTTATAGCATCAGTTTCTTTTTTGATACTACCTATTTGCATACTAGTTGATTTTACAGAACCATCTTTGTTGTATTCAGTTTTAACTTCAACATTTTGATTTACTTTCTTATCGCTAACATCATCTTTCTTTTTAGCACCTTCTGGAATAATGCTGTTATTTTTAGTTTCAGCAGTTTTATTGGCATTAGGTAAATCTTTACCAGTTAGTTGTTTGTATACTGCTAATTCATTATCATCAAATAATTTAAACCAAGGTTCTGATTTATTTTCTGTAAGATGTTTTGATAATTCAATAGCATTTTTAAATACTTGAGGGTCGCTTTCTTCAAGTTCTTTAAGTTTAGTATTAGCTCCTTCTAAGTAATCTTCTGCTTCTTTTAATGATTGTTTTGCTGGTTCTAATTGCTTATTCAGTTCATTCCAAGCAGTTGAACCTTCTTCTAAGCCTGACATTTTAACTTCTATATCTTCAACTATTTTTCTCTTTTGTGCTACTTCACCGTTTTCTCCACCATATTTTTTCTGGATTTCTTGCTGTTCAACTATCTCAAGGGCAACAGGTATTGCAAGTTCCATTCCTTCAAACTTAGCTAAAAGACCAACTAATTGATTCCTTGTTTCACCTTCACTAACTTCGATTAATGCTTCTATTTTCTTTTTAGCATCAGGAATACTTGCTAATAAATTATTAAGATTAGTTTCTATTTCTCCCTTGTTGTCAAACACAAGAGATATTCCAAACTCTTTTTCAAACTCTTCATTTAAGTTGTAGTAGATATATTCATCTCCTAAACCTTTTTTCTCAGCTTCCTTATATTCAACCTCTATAACTCTTTTCTTTTCTTCAAGTTCAGCTAGTTGCTGTTCTATTTCTTCTTGGTTTTGTATTCTTACTTCAACCAATAATTCCTTTTCTTCTAATAGAGCATCGTATTCAGCTTTCAGTTCTTTATATTTATCAGAACCTACTTCATATTTAGACATTTCTTCTCTTTTCTTTAATATCTCATCAGTAAGTTCAGATTCTTTCTTGATAGAGTCGCTGTTTTGCTTTCTAAGTCTATTTATACTTTTATGCTGACTTACTACTTCGGACAATGATTCTTTACTTCTTCCTATTGTTTCTATTGTAATAGTTTCGCCATTTTCATGTAGGTTTAATAATCTACCAATAGCACCATTAGTAAAATCATCTAATCCATTAAACTCAAAATCAAATGATAATTTTTTAGAAGCGTTCTTCTCATCATTATAACTAGTATATCCTTTTGCTTTAGCTTCTTCATCAAGCATTGATGATACACCTTGAACATCTTGTGCAAATCTCTTTGCTTTTTCTTCTAGTCCATCGAATAATTTATCAAAATCATCTCCAAGCAATTTATTTAATCCTGGTATAAGACTAGTGCATGCTTTTGTAATAAATCTACCGATATTAACTATAGCTACCGATAGTTTAGGGGCAACTGATTTGAACCCAGATAAAACAGAATGTTCAAATTGTTTTCCTATATTCATGAATAATGTAGATAATGTATCTAATGGATGTTTTAAGAAAGATATAAACCACTCAAAAGCTCCACCAGCTTGTGTAAATGAGTCTTTTAATCCTAATATTGCAACTTTTACATTGTGTATAAACGCTATTACAGAACCTATTACTCCACCAGCTTTACCTAATTTAGTTAAAAGTCCAGAGAACTTTCCACCTGTTGCACTAGCAACTCCTCCTGCTTCTTTTAACCCTAAGCTTAAGTTTTTAATCTGACCTGCTATTAGTGGGAACTTAGATGCTAATGTTTCTACAAAGCCTAGATTTTTTATAGAGTTAACAAATAAGGCTGTATTTTTTACAGCATCGAATATAACTTTACTAAACTTAAATATTCCACTTGATAAAGTTCCTATTGCAGTTATTACTATACCAATTACTTGAACTAATGCTCCAAATGCCATTACTATAAATGGAAGTATAGTTGTAAGTCCTAGAAGTTTTGTAAGTTGTAATTTATCATCATCAGATAGCTTTCTAAAAGCATCAGATAATTGAGTTATAACATCTATTGCTTTTTCTATATAAGGCTTTACGACATCGAATAGACTAACTAGAGATTCTTGTATAGAAGCAGTCATCATTTTAAACTTATATTCTATACTCTTAGTCTTTTCTTCCATCATATTATCCATAGAACCTTCAACAGTTCCTTCAGATAGTAATCCTTTTATCTCAGTATATTCATTCTTATAACCTTCTAATAATTTTGAGAAAGTTTTAATTTGTGTTTTACCTGCTATTCCACCAGTTAAACGATTGACTATCTCTGCTCCTTTAGATTCGCCGTATTTATCGTATATCTTTTCAAAAGCAGTTGATATATTAGTAAGCTGTTGTTCTAATTTGTAAGAACCATTTTCATCAAACCTTGCGAATACATCTATGCCAGTTAAACTGTTTAATTCTTTTAATGCTTCATACGATTGACCACTTTCTTTAGTTAAGTTGATTAGTGTAGAAGATAAACCTCTACCTGCTTCTGCTGACTTTAAACCTCTCGAAGCCAAGACAGATAATAAAGCTCCTGATTGCTCTAATGGGATGTTAAGTCTATCAAATTCTCCCCCAGCGTAGATATAAGCTTCCATTGCTTGAGATATATCTTGGTTGGATACAGATTGCATTCTAGCAAGAGTATCCATATATAATTCAACTTCTTCTTCAAATCTCTTAGCAAAATCTATATCAGATTCATTTGCTTGCTTTATACCAAGACCTAAAGATGCGAATGAGTCGGTTAATAAGTCAACTCCATGTGAGGCATCTTCAATACCTGTTAACGACATTAGCTGAGACATAGGCTCAATTGTAGATAAAATCTTTTCTAAGTCGTATCCAGCAAGTGATAAGTATTTTGCCATTTCCATTGTTTCACTTGGAGAATATATAGAATTAGAAGATATTTCTCTAACTCTTTCACTTATCTTATCCATTGCTTTATCAGCATAACCTGCTTCTTTACCAATTGTATTTAAAGTCGCTCTAACATTAGCAAGTTCTCCTTCATAATCCATACCTAATGTGAAAGATGAACCGAATATTCCTGCTCCTACAAGAGATAAGAATTGCATCTCTCTTCCTAAGTTAGTTATATCAGCACCAACACTTCTTACACCTTTTCCAAAAGAAGATACTCTTTGACTAGCATTAGATAGAGTAGATGATACTTTTGAACCAGCACTAGCTACTGTTGCTACTTTATTTTCAAAACTATCTATTGAAGATTTACAAGTATCAATTTTATTTTCAAGCTTATCAAAATCACTTCCAAACTCAACCAATTCTCCACCAGCTCTATTAAGTTCTGATATAAGTTTATTAGTAGATGATTCTAATTGCTCCATCTCTGCTTCTGTTTCATTAAGCTCTGCTTGAAGTTTCTCTAACTTTTCTTTTGCTTCAACACTTTCAGTTCCTATTTTATTTAAATCATCTATATCTGCTTCTATTTTTATCTTTTTGTCAGATAAAACTTTTTGATAATCTGTTGATTGTTGAAGTAAATCTTTTGTTTTTGCTTGATAATCTTCCGCTCTATTAACAAGAGTCAATAAAGATTTACTTTTACTTCTCATGCTCTTATCAACTTTATCGAAAGAGTCTGCTTGCAATACATTTTGTTTTACAACTTTATCAACTTGACTGTCTATATTTTTTAAATCTTCTTTATAATTACTTGCAGATTTAGATAGGTTTTCATATTTATTAGTTTGTTTATCTAAATTAGCTATAAGATTTTTTCTAGAAGTATTAGTTTTATCCATAGCTTTTAGTTGATGCTTATGGTTTAATATTTCTTTTTGACCTTCTACATTAAGTTTTTTAGAAATTTCTATCTCTTCTTTTTTATTTTTGCTTCTGTTGTTATCTCTTTTAATATTGTCTTCAGTTTTATAATTATGTTTTCTTACATCATTATTAGTTTTTATGGTATCATTTAAGTTAGCTGCTTCAGTTCTTACTTTGATAAGTTCTTTTTCAGCTTCTGCTTGTTCCTTTGTGTAAGCTATTCTGTTTTTATATTTATTGTCTTCAACTTCCTTCTTAGAATCGGTTAAAATACGCTCACTTTTCTCTAATAATTCGACTTCCTCTTTAGTAAGATTTATACCCCTTCTTATGTTAGGTTTGTTATTTTTAGGTATATTAGAATTATTAATAGTTCTCTTTAATTCCTCATTGGAACTAAAAGTTCCATTTTCTTCCTTTTTGTTAGAATTAGTTTTATTTACATACTTTTGATTATTTTTGATTCTTTTTTGATGCATATTTGAATCATTTTTGACACTTTTTTGATACTTATTTAAAGCGTTTTCAGAACCTATTATTTCTATATTATTTTGACTTAATAATTTATCAAAAGCATTGTTGCTTTTATTAAAGTTTCTCATTAGATTCTGTTTTTCTTGTGCAACAGAATTCATTTTATTTTTATATTCAGCTAAAGATTTATCTATGGCGCTTATTTTATTTGAGAAGTATTCTTTTTCATAAGAACCTTCTTGTGAAAGATTGTATCCTTTTGCAGCTATTGCTCTATTAGTTTGTAATGTTTTATATGTGCTAGATAATCTTTTGTCTAGATTGTTCAATTCAACTATTTGCCCTCTATAAACATTAATATCATCAGTTAGAGTATTTAGCTGAGAAGGAGTTGTTCCTTTTGATTGAACTTTATTAGTTTGAGTGTATAATCTTTTTTGCTCCTGAGCCAACTTTTTTGTAAGACTAGTAGCTTTGACTATATCTTCAGCAAAGTTTTCCATGGTCTTACTATTTTGCTTTGAAGTAGAGTTTAAATATTCGAAAGCAGACTCAGCGCTTTTTATATTTCTTTGAGCCTGTGAAGCTGATGAAGCGAACTCTCTCATCTCTTTTTCAGCTTTATTCAGATTAGTTATGGCTTCTTTTGTCTCGCCATTAAAACCTTCAAGACTATTTTCCATTCTTTCAATAGTAGATGAAAGGTTAGCATCTTCTGCCATAAACTTGTATTCCAATTGCATTGTTTGTTTATCAGACATATTCATTCTCCTTTTGTAAGTTTGTAAATTAAAAAGAGGGTAAAACCCTCTGCTTATACAAAAGCTTTTGTTTTACCCAAATAGGTTGTTTCTTTCTGATTTGTGGTCAACCACAACTTCAACCTCTTCATATTTATTTAAAATGAAATCATACATTTTAAGTTGCTCACTAAACATCTCTATATCTTTAAACTGTTTAGCCTTAGAATGTTTATTTATTTCTACAACAGATATTGCATTTACAAAAATCTGTCTCATATTTTCTTTTTCTATTAAATCTTTATATTCTTTTTGTATCAGCATATCTTGAACTTGTGCAAAAGTAAGTTGAATAAAATCATCTATGTTTAGTCTGAGTTCAACAGTTGCTATGTATCTATGCTCATCTATATAATCAAAAACTGATTCAAGTTCTTTTATTATTTTTTTTTATTACTTTTGCCTCGGTAGTTATTTCTATTATTTTTTCTCATATACTCTTCTTGTCTTTTAGCTTTTTCAGAGTTTAATGATTTATCTATTATGTTTAATATTTTGTCGTATGCTTTTTCTATTCCATATTCTATTTCTAAATCTTGTTGGAAGTCATATATCTCAAAGTCAGAATGGTTCTTATTCATTCCTCGGTCAAGTCCAGCTTTTAAAAGATAGAATAAAGTATCAAATGATACATTATCTTTTTGTGCTTCCTCAGCACTTTTTAATAATTCAATCATTTTTATGCCAGTTGTTCTTTCTAGCATCATAAATGCACTTATTGAATAATTCAGGAAATATTCTTTTCCATTTGCTTTTATTAAGTAGTTATTAACTTTCATATCATTACCTCTCTTTTAAATTAATAATTAAATTATACTATTATGGGAATATAAATCCGATAAATGAAAAAAAGAAGAGGATTACCCTCTTCTAGTTAAATTATTTTGCTACATTAGCTATTCTTACAACTTGGTCTTTCTTAACTTTGTGTAATACACCAGTTCCAGTTCCAGCGATAGAATAAGTTAATTGGTCATCATATGGCGCACTAAGGTTGTTGCTTGTGATTATTGCAAAACCAACATATCTGTTTCCTGCAACTTCTATATAAACTCCTACTTTTCCTTCTTCAGATGCCATAGCTTCTTCTAAATCAGCATAAGCTTCATCGTCAACTATATACATACCATCCATAGAAAAGTCCCAAGTAGATTTAGAAGCAGATTGTTTTGCATATCCACCTTCGCAGTCCTTGTGAGCTATTTCTTTTATTTCTCTACTTCTGTTTAATTCAAAACCTGTTTGCCCACCTAATGCTATACCTTCTATAGTAGCATCTGTTAAGTCAGCAGTTAAATCTTTTATTATATATCCTTTTATATGGTTAGCATTTACTTCTTCACCAGCAATTGCTCTTTTTAATTCAGACATATTCATTGTCTCCTTTCAATTAGTATAATTAAATTATATTTTTATATATGTTAAAATCCGATAACCTTATATGTGTATAGGTAAAAGTCTATCGAATATTGATAAAACTTAGCAACATCGGTGCTAACTTTTCTTGAACTTTGATTTTTAATATCTATTTCAACAGAATAGCCTTCAATGTTTGGGAATAGGTCTGTTGTAATAGCATTTAAAAGTTCTTCCGATTTTTCATAAAATGCAGTTTTCTTTGTATCTACTTCATATAAATTAATAGATATATAAAAAACTTTTTTAGTATAGTTCTTATTTCCTTCACCAGTTAAAACATTTATATCTTCAAGCCATAAAGTTTTAGATTTTATTCCTTCAACATCATCTATAAGACTTAATCCTATTGATTTTGCTATTCTATACAGTTCTTTGTTTACATCTATAACTTTCATTTCTTATAAGCTCCTTTAACAACTTTTCCACCAATCCTTCTATATTCAACAATATCCTGTCCATTAGAGCTAGTAATAGTTAGCGCATCTTTCATAAGTTTGCTAGCCTCAACTCCTGCTTTTGCACATTCTAATTCAAAGGCACTTTCCATGAAAAACTTACCTGGATGATGACCGTTTTGATTCCATCCAAGTTCTTGATATGGTCCATAGTAAACAGCTTTAGTATCCATATAAACTCTAGCACCGTCATGAACAGATTCTTTTTTAATACCTTGCTCTTTAAGCTTTCCAGTATCTTTCGGTGCTTTTCTTATAGCATTAGTTTTCATTTGGGAAGCGTGTTCTTCACATTTAGCTCTAAATATAGATTCATTGATGATAGCTTTAGCCCCAGTAATCGTCAACTTCGCCACTATCTGGGCTCTCCTCTGGTTCTTCTACTGGGGGAATGTCTACAACATCGTAGTCTTCCATAAAAGTTATGATAAATACTTTTTGATATGCTTCTACAAGATGCACCGAATAAGATGTGTTATTATATATAAACTTATCGCCCTTTTTAATAGCTTGTAATATGCTTTCTTTGTTTCTATTAGTGTTAAGATACATAACAATCATATTAACTAGCTTTTGTGTATTTACTTCATTGGCTCTTGTGACAACCATCTTATCTTTGCTGTAAGCGAACTTTCCATAGACCTTTATATCTTCAAAAGATTCTGTATATCCACCTAAACCATCATCAATAGCATTAAGTTTTTTAATTGTTAAATACTGATGTCTCATTAGTAAATAAACTTAATACTCCTAGATAATTCATCCTTTAAGGCTTTTAAGATAGTTCTATATGGTGATATAAGTTCGGCTTGCATATCCATTCTGTAATCAGAATAAATAGCAGTTTTCTTTCCTTCTTCTCCTAACATGTTGAAGGCTTCAACAGTCATTCTAGCGATTATTGAGTCAACTCTAGCATCATTTAGTTCGCTAACTCCCAAATATAACATGATGTAATCTCTATTTTGTTCGATTAAATCTATTATTAAATCATCTTGTGATATATCATCAACTTCTAAAGATAATCTTCTTTTAACTTTATCTAGCATAACGTTTTCCTACTTAACTTCTCTAACAACATTTGGTTGATTGTAGGCATAAGCTTTTAATGCTTTTATCTCCATTGGATTAGAAGTTTCATATTTATTATTTATAAACTGACAGCTTAATCTTCCAGCAGTAAATAGGAAATAAGCATTATCTCTGTGTTCAAAAACAACTTTAGTTTCT